AACTGGTCAGAAACCCACTAATACCTTGCAAGCAGGGTTGACTTGTGCTATAATAGTATGCTAATAAAGGATATAAACATGAAACAAATTGATACGTTAGTTGAAGATATTTATGACCTGATGAAGAACAAAGATATTTCAGAGGAAGTAAACCTGGCATTAGAAGTTGATCGCTTTGGAGAAAATGTAAAGACCTTGATTGGTAATATATTCACAGAGAAGCGAGAGCAAAACCCAAGGTTACGAATGAGTAACATTGGTAAGGGAGATCGATACCTTTGGAATGAGGCACAACGATTGGAGGGTGAGGAATTAACAGCACCTACCCTGATTAAGTTCATGTATGGACACCTGATAGAAGAGATGTTAATCTTCTTGATTAGAACTTCAGGACATAAGGTGACCCATGAGCAGGAAGAGGTCACGGTTGAGGGGATCAAGGGCCACATCGATTGCTTCATCGATGGTAAGCTGATGGACATTAAGAGTGCATCGACCTTTGGTTTCAAGAAGTTTAAGGAAGGTACCCTAAAGTATGATGATCCGTTTGGTTACATAGATCAGATCAAGGGCTACGCTCACGGACTGGATGAGACAGACTTCGGTTGGCTTGCAATGGACAAGCAACATGGTCACCTCACGGTTCTACAGTACGGCCTAAACGATCTACCAGAAGCACCTAGTGTGGTAGATAGGATCAAACATTTGAAGGACGTGGTGGCATCACCAGATGCGCCTGAGAGATGCTTCAAGGATGTACCTGATGGGAAGAGTGGTAACCGTAAGTTATCAATCAATTGTTCTTACTGTAAATTTAAGGCTCACTGTTGGCCTGACCTGAGAACTTTTTACTATTCAACTGGCCCCAAGTACCTGACCTACGTTGCAAGAGAACCAAGAGTCTATGAGGCTGCACCCACAATAAGCGAAGGAGCTTTATTCTAATGTATATTGTAGACTTTAAGGAACGCTTGGAACACTGTTGTGACCCAGAAACTTTCGTTGATGTACTAGAGATTACAATGGAAGAACTGATGGATGCCTTTGAAGATAGACTGATTGAGGAACAGGATAAGTTTGATGAACTATTTGATATAACGGAGGAGTATGAAGATGAATAGAATGGTTACTGAAGAGGCCATAAGGAGTACGCTGCAGCGAATAACGCCCGATGAACTTATGGTTCAAAAAGTAGTAGATGAGTTATTTCCTGAGCCGGCACCAAAGGTGGGTGAAATTATTCAGGTTTGGGATTCTGTATATCATGGACACAAGGTATGGTTATCTTTTGTTACATTTAATATTAAAGGAGAGGCGGTTGTTACTACGCACGATGGTAAGAAGAAAGAATATGATACCTACCGCCGCCAAACGCCAGCCGAAAGGGGAGAAGGGTAACATGAAACTTCCAGATTGGGTCAACAAAACGGGCTTTAACTTCCGCCGTAACATGGATGATCATCTTGGTTTCATCTATCAGATTGACATGAAGGACGGTGACTTCTATATCGGACGTAAGCAATTCTGGCGCAAGGCTGGATCAGACTGGAAGCTAAATGACTGGGAGAGCTACGCCTCAAGCAGTAAGAACGTAAAGAAAGACTTATCCAACATTAAGAGCAGGACAATCTTGGCAGTCTTTAGTTCTAAGAGTTGCTTGAGATATGCGGAGCTACTGGCAATCATTCTTAGTGAGTCCTACTGGCCTGACCCGAAGGGTATCAACTGGAGCGTCGATGGCTGCAAGGGTACACTGAAAATGGTGGGTACCGATGAAGAACAAATGCAATTACTACGCAAACGCTGGAGATAGAACATGAATATACAAAGAGCAGAAACAATGAACCGCCTAATGCGTGACCACCAAGACAACTGGGAGCGTATGTCTGCGGAAGAGGATGCACTAGAGAATCAACACAAGGGGGGATCAACTGATTCACAGTATAAGCTACCATCGGGGGCCACTCAGCTACAAGACCTGATCGAGTATAGAGACATGAGCTTTAGCTTGGGTAACATCTTCAAGGCTTGTTACCGTTTAGGTGCTAAAGAAAGCGTCACCGTCATGTATGATCTAAAGAAGATCCAGTGGTTTGTGGAGCGTATGATTGCAGCGGAGGAAGACAAATGATGAGTACGAATCGAGTACAATCTTTCACCAATGCAGCCAACAAGGTTATCTACTGGGCGGTAGATAAGGGTATCTTTAATAAATCAACAGCCCTGCTACAGCATGGCAAGATGGTCGAAGAAGTATATGAACTAAAGCATGCAATCACAATGCAGGATAGAGATGCAGTGGAGGATGAGCTTGGTGATGTACTGGTAACAGCCATTGTACAAGCACAGTTCTGGGGGCTTGATCCGACGACCTGTTTATCGAAGGCAGTCGCTAAGATCACAGCAAGAGATGGTGAAATGAAAGATGGACTGTACGTTAAAACTAAATCAACTGAGGAACAAATAGCATGAATGAGTACCAACACTTTATAGCACTATCCCGTTACGCTCGATGGCTTCCTGAGCTTCAGCGCCGTGAGAATTGGGAGGAGACAGTTAGTAGATACATGGATTTCTGGCAGGCTAAGTATCCAGAGGTATTGACTAGTGAGTTGTATGATGAATTACATACCGCCATACACGACCTAAAGACCATGCCCTCAATGAGAGCCTTGATGTGTGCAGGAGATGCGTTAGATCGTGACAATGTAGCTGGCTTTAACTGTAGCTACCTAGCGATGAACAGGGTACGCGCCTTCGACGAGCTAATGTACATCCTCATGTGCGGCACGGGTGTTGGCTTTAGCTGTGAGCGTGATGAGGTCGCTAAGTTACCCATGGTATCAGAGGAGATGCATGAAACACCGACGACCATCATCGTTAGCGACAGCAAGATCGGTTGGGCATCAGCCTACCGTGAGCTACTGAGTCTCTTGTGGGCTGGTAAGGTACCACAATGGGATGTATCTAAGGTGCGCCCTGCTGGTGCGCCGTTGAAGACATTTGGAGGAAGAGCGAGTGGCCCTGAGCCTTTGGTTAGTTTGTTTAAGTATAGTGTGGACGTGTTTCGTAATGCTGCTGGTCGGAGACTTTCGACTCTGGAAGTCCACGGGTTGGTCTGTAAGGTTGCTGAGATTGTTGTCGTTGGTGGTGTTCGCCGTAGTGCTCTCATCTCCTTATCTAGTTTCTCTGATGATCGGTTAAGACACGCCAAGTCAGGTCAGTGGTGGGAGTCACACCCTGAGTTTGCATTAGCCAACAACAGCGTTGCATATACAGAGAAGCCTGACATGGAAGCTTTCATGCGGGAATGGTTATCATTGGTTGAATCTAAGAGTGGTGAACGTGGAATCTTTAACAGAGAAGCAAGTCAGAAACAAGCTGCAAGAAATGGACGAAGAGATGCATCGTTTGCATTCGGAACTAACCCGTGCAGCGAGATCATTCTCAGAGACAGGCAATTCTGTAATCTTAGTGAGGTCGTTGTACGATCTGACGATACGCTTAAAACCTTACGTAACAAGGTTAGACTCGCTACAATCTTTGGTACATTCCAAGCTACCCTCACGGACTTTAGATACCTAGGTAAAGCATGGAAGGACAACACGGAAGAAGAAGCCCTGTTGGGTGTGAGCCTGACGGGTATAATGGACAACGCGGTACTATCTGGTTCAACGGTCTTCGATGATCTATCGGTATGGTTAGAGGAACTAAAGCAAGTTGCAATTGATACCAACAAGGAGTGGGCAGCCAGGCTAGGCATCAATCAATCAGTGGCAATCACGGCTGTTAAACCTAGCGGTACTGTATCTCAGCTTGTAGATAGTGCAAGTGGTATACACGCAAGACATAGCCCGTACTACATCCGTACCATCCGAGGTGACGTTAAAGACCCCATTGTTATGATGATGCAAGACCAAGGGTTTCCTTGGGAGCCTTGTCAGATGAAACCAGAGAGCACGGTGGTCTTCAGTTTCCCCATGAAATCACCAGAGGGTGCGATCATGACTCAGGACAGGAGCGCCGTTGAGCAGCTTGAAACGTGGCTTACTTATCAGCGGCATTGGTGTGAACATAAACCTTCGGTGACTATAAATGTTAAGGATTCAGAGTGGTTGGAAGTTGGAGCGTGGGCATACAAGCACTTCGATGAGGTGTCCGGTGTGTCATTCCTCCCATACAGTGAGCACAGTTACGCTCAAGCGCCCTACCAAGAGTGCAGTGAGGACGAGTACGAGCTTGCGTTGTCCACGATGCCAGTGGGAACAGACTGGAGTATGATCTCTGAATATGAAGACAGGGATAATACGGTAGGTACGCAATCGTTGGCATGCACCGCTGGGGTATGTGAGATTGTAGACTTGTAAGTTAAACTAGAGGGGTGTACCATTGTACATCCCTCGTTACTGGATAAGACAAATGGCAATGACTAAAGAACAGAAATCTGAATATGTTAAGCAGTACCAAGCTGCTAACAAAGAAGCCATACGAGAATATAAGAAGAAGTATTATCAGGCTAATAAGAAAGCCGTACTAGAACGGCATAAGAAGTACAACGCTAAGAATAAGGAAGTCATAGGAGCATGTAATAAGAAGTATTATCAGGCTAACAAGGAAGCCATATTAGAAGAGCAGAAGAAATACTACGAGGCTAATAAGGAAGCCGTACTAGAACGGCAGAAGAAGTACAACGCTAAGAATAAGGAAGTCATAGTAGCACGTAAGAAGCGGTATTATCAGGATAACAAGGCAGCGCATGGTAGACGAAA